GGCTTACATCCAGAGAAAAGCAAAGAACTATTGCACTGGTTGCGAGACGAAGCATGGGGCAAAGATATTACAATGAGCAGTGGCTTTATTGTAGGCTTGCCACACGAAACAGAAGAAACCTTCCGTGAATGGATGAAGTGGGTAGAGGACGAAAACTGTCCATTGGACGGATATACTGTTGAGCCATTGGGCTTTAACATTAACGAAAAGAAAATTTGGCCTAGTAAGTTCGAAGCTAACCCAGAAGCCTATGGATATAACATTGTCAACAAAGGCGTTGCTAACAATAGCTTCTTCCGTTGGAGTATGTGGAGTAACCCACATATGACATTACCTAAGGCATGGGCCATTGCCGACGAATACATTATGCGAGGATACCGCAGTGGGCGTATTAAGCCAGCTGGCTTCTTCCAGTTCATGTGGATGAACGGCACTGGGCTTACCGCTGATGACCTAGCTGGCATGAGTGTTAAGAATGTTAGCGCAGACTTCCTAAAAGACAAAAAAGCAGAATGGTTCAAGCTATACAAAGACAGACTTTTTAATTTATAAGAGAGACAGACATGTGGGTACACATATTAACTAATAGCCTTAACAGAGTGCTGTTAAGCACACCAGATAAAAAACATCTATACTTTGTCAATGAGTGCTTCTTTGATACACACGTATACACTGGTGACTTAGACAAGAGTTTAGAAGCACAATTCAAGTCTAATCCTAGTGATTTTATATTACGTGGAGCAAAGATTGTTTACAGCCCTGGAGAAAACATAGACGAGTATCGCAAGTTTGTGGAATACAAACTATGGAGCTACTATGATATTCTTACTAAGATAAACCTAGCAAGGGTCAAGGAAATTGAAATTTGTGCAGGTCAAAGTGAAGTGTATAAAATGAAATACGACCAAGCCGTATTACTTGCTCAACATAGCTATGATCCAGAGTTAGTAGGCAGGAACCGTGTGCAATTAGTTCTCGATTACGCAGAACTAGACAACTGCACAATAACACAAGCCGCTAACCAAATCATCTTACAGTATACCATGCACTTGGAAATGTTAACCAAGACTGAATGGTTTAGAATCAAGTACATGCGTCTCTTAAAGGATGCAAAAACTGCCGCAGATGTTAAGCAAGTTATGGATAACTTACACAAAGAAACCTTCTTGAATATTTTACTATGAGCTCACTAATTTATTACAATCAACTAGACTTATACAAGCCTGAATGGTGCGCTAAGTATCCACAGCTAGCCAAGTACAGCGTATTCAGTAAAGCATTTAACAGTGGCATTAGCCTAGTTGACAGAACTAATACCATCAAGTTTCCTGTTAATTTGGTTAACAGACATCCCATGCCTGCACTACAGCCAAGTGTACATACATTTGAGGAACTATGCTATCTAACATGGCAAAAGATTGAACAACACATTCGCAATACCCAACTTCGTCCTGTAATCATGTACAGCGGTGGTATTGATAGTACATTAATTGTTAACATCATGCACACCTATGCCAGCAAGGAATTCAAAGAACGTGTGCTGATTATCCTCAACAGTAACAGTATACAAGAAAACCCTGTACTGTATGAAACTGTAATCAAACGCAACTACACTACAGAAAGTTCTAACAGTTTTGAAAACTATTTCAACTATCACAACTATGTTATCACAGGCGAGTTTGCAGATAACGTATTTGGTAGCTTGACATTAAAGTCTAGTATCGACTTCTTCGGCACTGAATCTGTTATTAACAGTAACTACAAAGTCTTTGCCTTTGACTTCTTTAATGCAAAGATAGGCAATGAAGAAAAAACTAAATGGTTCCTAGATCAAATGGAACTGTTGATTAAAAACTGTCCATGGGAAATTAAAACATGGAGTGACTACTTGTGGTATCAAAACTTTGCAATGAAATGGCAAGCTGTTGAGTTCCGTATTATGAGCCACAAGAATGATTCCTTGCAGGTAAACGATGATTACTTATCCAGACACGTTTGCCACTTCTGGGCCAGCGAAGAATGGCAACAATGGAGTATAAACAATCCCGACAAAAAGATTAAAGACACATGGGTAAGTTATAAATTCCCTGCAAAAGAATTAATCTACAAGCTGTCTAAAGATGAAGAGTACCTTGCACGTAAGACTAAATTCCCTAGCTTGCCAGGTGTGTTTAGATATCGTCGTGTACATAACTTTATCACTGACAAGTTTGAATTTGTAGACGACATTAAGATCGAGGATTACCTATGTTAACTGGGGCGGCTCGTCGTTTAGGACCTGAACATTTAGATAGGATGATTGAAATATATCAGACTAGATCCGTTACTATGCGTATTAACATTACGCAGACTATCGACGAGTATCTCCGCAAGTCCTTTGACGTTGCTACTCAAAATCGACTAGGACATAGTGCATGGGGACATTTCAATAGTGACGGTAAGCTAATAATGTTTGCAACAAAGAGTCACTGGACTAGTATGCCTTTCTGGACTGTGGGCAATGTATTCATTGACAAAGAAGATGCCTTTTTACATTTAGATGACGGACTGATTACACAGCGAAATTTTCTAACTGACATCTTTTTGGATAGTGCAATTAATCATAATCGCTTTCAAGGCTACATGGCTAGAGATTACAGACATGTTACTGCAACTGTACGGGCAACAAACAAGCTACCAGATGATGTTCGTCGAGCAGGTTTGTGCTATGTTGCTAACTTTGCAGAAGTTGTGCCGCCTTACAGTAGGGCACGATTTGAGTACGGCAGTAACGTACTGGGCATTTTGGAGGGTAGAAACCCTAACCCAGTAATCATTCGCTCATACCATTTGAAGCCAGAGTTTAATCAAGAGCTAGCCAAGTATCAGAATCATTCTAGATTCATTAATGCTGAGTTATAAATATAGGATACGGAGAATACTATGAGTATCAAAATTATTACTATCATGAAAAGACCCGATCCAGAAATCGAGTTTTTCTTTGCTAAGTACCGCGACCATACAGTTATGGAACAAATGCGCCAAAATGCCATGGAGCATGATGGTTTCATGGGCACACGAGTAGAAGTTAGTGAAGACCGCTTGACTAGTACAGTTACGCTAGAGTTTACTAACGACAATGACCTGCGCGATTTCATTAATGCCAACGAAGAACTAATGATTCAACGTGGTATGCTAATGGACGAATGGTGTACGCAAAACAACTGTCAATTTGACGTTTACATTGGTTAACGTTTAACGCCCACAATCATAAAGCGGTGCCAGCCTGCATATGATATAGTACCAGAATAAGCAATGTCAATTCCCTGGCATTGCTTTTCAAATTCATCTAGTGTTTCCACACAATTTACATGGTCTGGCATTTCAAACATATTATTAGTCTGCAACAATACTATCTTACCTGTGGGAATCATATCTAGCCATGCTTGGAAGTTAGGTATATGTTCACATATTGTGTTAACAACTGTATCAGGTACACTATAATCTAACGTGTAGATGTCTTGATTGATTGCTAGGTACTTGCCTAAGTCTGCATTTAGCGTCATACCCGCACGATTTGCAACATCGTCAATGTCATAGCTAATAATGCTAGTCACAGAAGGAGAAGTATCGCAGATAATTCTGGCTAGTGTTCCTATCCAACCACCGCAAAGTAGCACACGACCTAAATCGTATTTCTTTAATTCTTCAGCGGCCCATACTTTGCTTTGCATTTGAAATCTGCTAAGTCCATCGCGCCAATTAACTTCCGGAAATTCTTTTACTGCTGTACGCAGGTTGCTGATGAACTTAGCATCTACTGCATGACAGGTTAGTAATACTTCTATTAGTTCGTCAACATTGTCTAAGTCGTTGCTTAGTCTATCTACAACTGCCGCAGTTTTAGTTCGGATCATGTAAGGTACGCTATTAATGATAGCGTCCTTGTTTTCTTGGCTAGCGTAATGTACGTAGTCATAGACTGCTTTAAACAGTTTAGGATTAGTTTGTGCTCGTGTGTATTCGTCTAATCCGTACAATAAATCTTTACTCTGTAGTGACATGATTTAACCATTGTTGATATAGCCAATCGTAATCGTTAATTCTATCGATTAGACTAGGATGAGCTCTTGCCCAATTGCGACCAGAGATAGCACCTTCAACTGCATAGTCGCCGTTTGGTACGCCTAAGTTAACAGTACACCATATATCAAGTCGCTTGTCTGTTTCTGCATCAACTTGATTCTTAATAAGTTTACTTGCTAGCTTGGCACCTTCACGGAATCCTGTACGCCATGCAGATTGTGCATCGCAAGTAAATTCGGTAGTTCCAATGGTACGTGGTAGAACTTTAAACTTTGCACCAATACTAGTTGCCAAGTCAATCTTCCATTCCTTTGCATCACGCAATAGCTTTGTAGGGAATAACTTAACGCCGCCATGGCCGTAGTTTAATCCGTTGACTGGGTTCTTTACGTGCCATACATATACTGTATCTCTATCATGTGGCTTTGGGTACAAGTCAAATGCAAAGCTACCTTCAATAACACAATCAGCATCTACTAGATAGAACATCTCCGTAGTTGCAACTTGGGCCGCGGCCTTGTGTGCTTCAAATATGCCCTTGACTCTATCTACTCTGTGTAACTTTGCTTTGTTGTAAACTAGTTTTTCTAGTTTGGCAAAGTTTTCATCTGCATATGGTTCGCCGTTACTTAGGAATACAATGTCAAATTCTTCTTCGGTGCAACCATGCTCAAAGCATTTAACTGCTGACTTGCGTAATCTGTCATTTAGTACTGCACCTTGTGGTACAAGGTAACATCCTGCCCAATCGGTAATGCGTCCGGTCTTGGGATTAGTCATGGTAAACACATGGACTTTGTTTTCATTACCACGTGCAGGCATAAACTTCTTATTCCATTGTGGTACCGGAATACAATTGTTGTCAAAGTGCCAATACAGTTTAGTGTCTCCTGGGCCTATGCTCCATTCAGTCATATAAGGCCTTACGTATCCGTGTTCCTTGTATCCTTGTGTAGCATCAACAAACGAAATTCTTACGCCATACTTCTTATCTGTGCCTTCGCAATACCATACATGCAAGAACTGTAAGCTATCATAGTTTGGGACAAATTTATCAATGATATTGTTCCAATCATATAACTGGAAATCGGGATTGACCTGCACCTTAGGCACTAGGTTCATAGTTAATTCACCCATGTCCAGCTCGCCTGTTGTATTGGCCGTAGGTGTTAAGCGGACTGCCCAAATACGTTCGCCAGGAGGTGTGTAACTAGAATCCAAATACCATGTGTGTACTAGATTCATTTTGTCTGCCACTGGTTTATAGTCGAAATTAAAGTCATTGAATTCAATGTTCTCGAATAACGGATTAACTTCCCAAATCATTGTGTCATAAAAGTCGGTTACTTCCAATTTTCCTTCTACAACTGTGCCCACAAAGTTAGCAGGTTCTAAACTATATGCCCAAATATCATATGCTGGCAACTCTACATCGCCGCCCAAATTCCATACGTGTCTGTATTTTCCTTGACTGTAGTGAAAGTTATTGCTGTTATCTATACCTACGTATATACTGTCAGGCAAGGCAGAGTTTTTAACTAAATTAAAGACATTCTTTGCTGTTTTATCTACAATTTTTAAGCCTGTAGGCTCGGAAACGTATGCAATACGTACAGCCTCGATATCTTGTCCGTCGGTAGTAGCAGTATCGAACAACCAAATGTGTTCATACTTCAAGTCATACGTAGGCGGCAAGTAGTCTAACATTGCCTGCGGATCTGCATTGTAGTATGTGCTAACAGTTATTCTACGTTTTGGTTCTACTAGGTATTGAACATAGCTGCCTTCCCATTTAGCTGGCAGTAATTTGGCCAGCCAAAAGCTACGATCCTGCCATACCCACATGTGTAAGTGCTTTGCTTCGTAACCAATCGGAGCAAACGCCCAATCAAAGTTTTCAAATACTTCCAAGTCTTGTATTTCACTGTTAACAAACCATGTAGTCTTGCCGTTTGACATTTCTGCCAACTCGGCATCTGTGTAAGGCTTGTTTACAAATATTACTGGAAATTTAGCTGTTTGTGTAATCTTGTTTAAATCTATCATATAACCAGTCAAAGTCGTTAATAAGTTTCAAGGCCTCAATGTTGCCTTTGTTTGTTGTGCCATATGCGCTACCAGCTTGTGCACCGGCTACTGCTTCATGTGCATAATCACCTACGCCCACAGTACACCATACGGCTAATCTGTCTTTTGTAATGTCGTCGTCACTAATTATAGCACTGGCCAGTTTAGTACATTCTCTAAAAGCACTACGCCAAGCACTAAATGGATCTGTGTTAAATGCTGTGATGTTACTGACTGCATCTTTGCTTACAAATTCTGCACCCATACTAGTAGCCAAATCTACACGCCATTCTGTTACTGCTAGTAATAAATCTTTTCTAAATAGCTTTACGCCGCCGTAGCCATATACTAGGTTGTTTACTGGATTTTTACTCTTCCAGCAAAACACACAATCGGTTGCAGGTATGCGTCCGTAAATTAATTCTCTACCAGTCGGCGTATATGCAAAGTCAAAGTCGTCTACAATGTACGCATCAGCATCTACAATGTAAAAGTTATTAGTCATGCTTTTACGTGCGGCCGCTTGATGTGCTTCTAGTATGCCTTTAACTCCGTGTACACGTTTGGCATGTGGTGCAAACTCTAATAGTCGTTCGTAGTTCTTGTCTGCATACTGTTCATTGTAACTTAAAAAGATAACGTCAAGCATTTCTGCACTCCTTAATAAAAGGAATCAGTTCCGGGAATGTTACTCTAAAGTTAGTGCCCCTGCGTTTGTCATGCTCTTCAATGAACAATGCAAAACTCCTGCGATTCTTACGCAACTGTTCGTCGCTTAATTTATGGTTAGTAAGTAAATGTTGAATACGCTCTGCCGCATGTAATTCATGCTGATAAAAACCAAAGTGGTCAGGCTGTTTGTGTCCGTGGCCTAGGTTGTCTTTGATATACTGTACACATTCATCAAAGCTGGCTTTCATCTCGTCCGTGGCTATCAAACTACTTAGGAACTCTGGGTGACGCAAGTATGGGAAATCTACATACAATGGATGACGTCTAGTTTCGCTACGTAAAATTGTAGTATCGTTCTTAATTGCGGCAACATCTTCTAAGAAGTATTTGAACATTGGCAAACTCATTACATTAAATGTAACCATGATAGTAACGCTAACATCAGGACATTCTTTGATAATACGTTGTACATTTTTGTACCATTGTCTGTAATCCATACCATTGCGAATGTACTCTGCATGTGGGCCATATGTGTCTGCGCTGGTATAAATGTGCAACTTCTTAACTGACTTATTGCTGGTAATCCTATTCATCTGCGCTATAGTTTTATCTATGATAGCATCCGGCAAGCAAAGGTTGGTGTTAATGGCAAAGTTTAAATTAGGATTAGGATTAGCTTCAATGTAATCCAAGGTCCTAAAAGTATTCTTATTCATTAGCGGCTCACCACCAGTAATACGGAACGTATGCAAGTTAGGATACAGTTCAGGCCACCATGCCCACCAAGCATCTACATAAGGATTGTCTTCCCTGTCGGGGATAGGCATTCTATTAAGTTCTTTTAAACGTTGTACATTGTTGAATACTGTATTTTCTAGTTCGTACGGTCCATGCTTGACTGCTTCTTCCATCCACTTACTGCTAATGTCTGGGCTACAGTATGCACATTTAAAATTGCACCCATTACCAAAGCTAACTTCAACATAGCTAGGTGTGGCATTGTCATCCCATGGGGCATTGACAATCTTGTGCATATATGGGTAGCTCCATTCTTCAGCAGTCTTTAAGATACGGTCACTAAAATGTGTGCCTTCCGTATCTTCTACACGCCAGCAGTAGTCACATTCCTTGGGACGTTCTCCATTAAGCATCTGCGCTCTTAAATTCTTTTTGTATGATGTATTGTGCAATGCGCTAGGATTGGTTTTAATTTCTTCCAAAGGAATCTTGTGTTGCATTGGGTGATGGCAACTGTGTGTCATTCCGTTTTGTAAATGAATAGTTACTTGCGTCCATTTAGCCGCACAGAAGCTAGGACTTACATTGTTAATAACTTGTTTAATGTGTCCTAGTCTCTGGTTAAAGTAACTGTAATCACTCATTGTCTGAACCTACACCTTTTAATACTGCATCTTCCCTAATCATTGGACCAAGCCTATTAGGGTTTACATAAGTTGCTTTAAAGAACTTGCTACCTTCTTCATCTAAATTGGCTAACTCTAAGCCAAGCTCTTGTTTAAGTATAACTCCCAAACGTTCTGTTTCTTCTTGTAGCTTAGTTGCATCCCAGCTATAACCGCTACGTGGACAAGTTTTGTCATTGCCAGAGAATTTAGGTGCTACTTCTTTGGCCCAAAATTCGTCATGCCACTCAAAGTCTCTGACATTGACAAAATCAAACTCGTCACGCTTCATGTTAGTTAAGTAACATCCTAAACGAGTACCATATACTGCCCATTCTCCGTTTAATACATCTGCACCTACGCTGGCCCATACTAATAGGCGCTGATAGTTTTTGTAGTGTACGGCTTGTTTAAATTTGCGCGGGTCTACTGTTACGCCTCGCTCTAATCCTAGTTTAACACCTTCTCTAAATCCAGCACGATATGCTTGGTAAGGAGTAGCGTTATTAAGAACATCACTGTACACGTTATTCATTTGTACATAGTTGATGTTCCAACAAAAGTCTACTTGGCTTTCTGGTGTGTCGCTGGCTTCATGACTTTTCATTTGCTCTACAACATGTTTGGGCCAGCACTTAATACCACCGTTGCCATATACTAGTCCGTTAATAACATTCTTGCCTGCCCAACTAATAACATCACTGCGGTCCACTTTACGCATATCAATTTGAATGTTCATGAAATCTTCGCGAACGATGTTGTCTGCATCAATAGTAATAAATCTATCAGTGTTACACATCGCGGCCGCGGCCTTATGACAAGCATCACTGCCTTTAACTCCATGACTACGCATTGCCCATGGAATCTTTGTTAGCAAGTCTGCATAATTCTCATCTGCATTTGGTTCATCGTAGCTCATAAACACTACGTCAAATTCTGTAATAGGTACTATCATTCCACAGTCCAATGTATTCTAAGGTTGGTGTTGTCAAACACAATATCTAAATCGTCAACAGGACGAACATAATCAATTGTGTAAGTCTTGCCGTTGGCAACAGCCGCAGGAGGTATTCCAAATGTACCGTAGTACTGACTAGTATCATTGTGTCTAATCATGTGTACAGCCAGTGTATCGTAAAACTTAACCTTGTGCGGGTCTTTAAGGTTACTTGTAATAGTAACACCTTTGCTGGTAAAATGCAATCGTAAATGGCAATCTTTTGAATCGGACTCATGACCATTGTTAATTGAATATATGCATCCATCTGCAACGGGCGTAACAAACTGTTTGGCTTGCCAACTCCAAGAATACGAATGGAAGAATCTCTTGGTCCATACAATCATCCTGTTTAGCTTTTCTTCTGTTAGCCAATCTAATTTGAAGTTCAACCTGTTGTTCAGTAGCTCGTTTGGATTGCAGACTATGGTTTCGTATATTACATTAGGGTCGTATTTGTCCACTAGATAAAAGATTACATCTTCTTCCGTTTGTACGTAGATGCGCTCAGTGTTAACTGCCTTTAGCAAGTTCTCCAATGCGGAACGATTTACTGCAATCTCCAAACGCTTGGTATTCAAGTGGAAATTTAAGTTAACTTGGTCTTCGTAGTCTGCTTCAACTTTAAACGGAATACCATACAAGTTGTCGTTATTAGAATGTAACTTTCGCAGGAAAGTGTCTTTCTTAAAAAGACCTTTTGTATCTTGTTCTTTGTCAAAAGCTACAATGTAATCATTTTCACTAGATGTAGAATCTAAGATGCTTTTGATATAAGCATTGTCTTCAGGCACAACAATATATTCGCCAGTGTCCTGTAACTGCGATTGTATTTTGTCTATTGATCCGTTTTCTGGATTATAGTAAACGTAATACTCTAATGCAGGCGCTTCAACGACTTCAAAGAATGAAGCAAAGTCTTTTAAACTGTCATGCATATACTTCTAGGATCCTATTATAGATATCATCGTTGATCCAATTCTTGCCGTAGTGCCATATACCAGCTTGTATATAATTTTCAACTTTAACTTGACTGCTGTCCATAACCCATGCGTTAAGAAACTTGAACCAATCTAAATTTGCCCATGCTAGGCTGGCTGTATTTTCTTCTTGTCTGCTTAACGTTGTCAACGGGAATCCTTGTGCAACTGATGTATCGCTTAATTTAATTGCCAAACATAGTGCAACATTGAACTTCAATTCTAGCTTGTCATCGATACTGTATTCCTTTAAGAACTGATCCTTAAACACACGCCAAAAAGTAATGATGCGATGTGTTAATTTTGTTAGCTCCATTACTGCGTCTGTCTTTTTGTATAGGATGGCATTGCTCCATACATCTTGCAAATTGTTTTTAACAATCATCTTACGCTGTTCATATAGCTGTCTAGTAATTTTACTGCCCTTAAAGTCCAGTAGTTCACGGTTCATTACAATATCATAAAAGTCCAATTGTTGGAAAACATCTTCTATGTTTGTTAGAATTAAAGTATCACTGTATAAGAACAATGTGTTATCGTAAGGAGTTTGAGTAAGTGAATCAACAAGGCCACGTTCGACACTGTCTACTTTTTCTAACACACAGATATTATCAAAGTAATCTTTATATGCGGTAACTAATTCTTCTTTGGGCACAACAATTGTAACTGGTAAGTTACTGTTCTTCTTAGCCGTTACTGCTAGTAAAACTGCCTGCTTAACGTGCTGGTTGCTATCTGCGTAAGTTATAATACCATTATGCATAGTAATCCTTTATAAACTTATCATAGTGGCGTAACAATGCTAACTTGTTCATCATGTGTATGTCTTCGTTAACTAACCGCACCGGCAAGTTTCGCCACGGCTCATGATGGAAGTTACTTAAAAATGTAAAATCGTTGCGGCCATTAATGCTCACTAGCTCGTCTTTTTGATCCATGAATCGCATGGTTCCGGGTGGGATTTCTTTAACCCATGTGCCTTCTCTTTGTCCGTTGAGCAAGTGAATTGCAATACTAGATGCATAGTCTGTTCTAAACATCTTGCCAGGAAACTTGTACAAGAACTTATAGTAATCGTAGTTTTCTTTTACGTGGTGCCACATGTTAAAAAACTGTGTGCTAGGTTCACTCTTTTGCCAGTATACAACTGTACTCCACCACATGTCGATTCCGTCTGGGTGCAGTCGTTGTTCTTCATGATGTGGTAGTTCCCAACGTAGGCCACGAGCATTACGGAATAAGGCAAGCTCGTAGTCAGTATCAAACAATCTATCCAATGCATCACTGTTTACAATGTAATCAACGTCTATTAGTAAACTTTTATCCCATGGACTTAGATTGTAAACATTGTGCTTGTTACCATTACTAAATTGTGCTTGAAAGGAGTGCCATGGGCTGTCGTTATGCACACGAGTATTTTCTTCGTGCGTTAAATCTTCTGTGATGATTTTATCGAAACAATACTTGATTAAGTCTTGTGGATGAGTTTCGATTAAGTGCTCGTAGGTTTTTACATCCGTGAGCAGAGCTACGTTATTGTTTTTTAAATTTGCCTTAACTGACAACGCTGTCATTACAGCTAGTTTGGTATAATCTAATTTGTCGTTGTTGTAGGCGAAAAGAACTACGCCATTACTCATTTAAGTTTACCAAACTCTTTACGTTACGTTGGCGTTTTAGTTTTTCATTTTCAACAAAAAACTCATTCATGGCCATTGTGTATGCGCTGTTTAGTTTTTCTAAAAATACAGGCAAGTCTTTAACAAGTATAGGAGTTTCATTGTTGTCCAAGAATACTTGCTGTTCTGCGCCACTAGAAACCAAATAGCTGATATAGCCCATTTGTTCTACTGTAGCGGTAAAGATGCCGTTATTGTGGTTAACGAGCTTTTGCACTTCAGCCCGTTGTTTAAGATTGTTTTTTTGATTAGATAGCGTTAGTCTATAGTTACTAAAGTCTAACGCTTCTTGAAGACGTTTATCCATTGCGATATCTCTCTGTGTATTAAGTACGCAGTTATTTATCGCAATGATTTTAGCTATCTAGTCCGTTTGTGTCAAATCCATCTGCCAAATAGTATACTGGCGTAGGAATATTGAAATTGGCTTGTCCAAATGAGTCCGGGGCCGCTTGTAGAACGTTTGCTGTTAGTACATGTGTACCATTTACATTAATTCTAAACGCAGTACTGTCCATTTCAAAACGAATAGCAACGGTATTGTTGTTTACAATCTTGCCATAGACTTTTAGTCTGAATGTGCAATAGCTTCCGTAACCGCCATATCCGCCGTAGCCTCCATAGCCCCCGTAACCACCATAACATCCGTAACCGCCATATCCGCCGTAGCCTCCATAGCCCCCGTAGCCGCCGCCACTACCCGAACTTGTGGCAGTCATCAGCAATGTTTCAGTGCTAGATAATTCGTAAAAGCCTTTGTTTTCGCTGACTGCATAAGTGCCGGTATTTGTACAAGAATTGATATCTAATACAAATGTACCTAACTTACCATATACTGTTTGCCACGATTGATAGCCGCGGCCTGAGCCACCACTAGCTGTCATGTGTAAGCGCAACTGTCCACCGCTGTTAAAGAAATAACGTGCGGCATCGTAACTACCAAATTGGTAATGCACTTCAGAAGAAATTTTATTCTTCCATGGTGTTGTTCTTGAGTTAGTGCCTAGTGTAGCAAATTGCTTTCTTGCGGCAACTAATCTGTTTTTGTCTAAGTCGACTAATGAATTAAGAACATTAAGTACTTGGGCTTGTGCCGCGGTAATCTTTTGTCCTGTCGCTGTTCTAGCTAAGTTCGTTCCTAATGCAAGGGCGCCTGTATTATGTGAAGCAATGTTAACAATATCAATTGTACTATTCCACAATGTGTGGTCGATTGTAGTACCTGCTACTGCTTGTTGTGCTAGTGGACTTTGTCCCCAGCCATACTTTAATAATTCTTTACGTACCGGATCAGCAGTTGGACCGCCGCCGGCCATATCGTCACCCCAGATTTTATTCACGGCCTGAGCTAGCTCATTCCATTGAGCCGCTGTTATTATTTGACCTTGGATAAAATCAGTCACTTTAACGTACTCCTACGACAGCCTCGATTGCTCTGACGCCTTGTTCGTCAGAATTAACTAACGAACGACCGATAACTGTGTAGGGATCTGGTCGTTCAACTGCTTTGGCCACTCCTGGAATATGACTAGAAACTAGTCTAGCACCTTTCCAAACTGGACCTATAACTTGCACTGGCACACGACCTGTTAACGCAACTGGAAGCGCGGCACCTTTACGTAGGCCTGCGCCGTTTAGTATAAAGGCTGGGTCAGTAGAAACAACGCCAAACACTTGGTCGTCCGCTTCACTTTGTGTTTGTGTAACTTCTTTTTCACCGCCTAACTTAACTACTGTTCCTGGCGAGTAAGGAACATCTGATTCATAGTATTCTGCAACGTCAGCAAATTCTGCTTGTACTGCAACGCCGCGGAATTTAACGCCTGTACGGATTGGCAAGTTCATGCCTTTACCAATTGTTGGGAATTCGCCAATAATAGCTGTTTCAGTAGTAGCAGGAGTAAACTCGTCTGCGCTCATAATAGCCATAATCAGCTTGGTAGATGTAATGTTTACAGTTGGAAATGCTGGATCTGCAGGTACCTTTTCTGTATTGTAGTGGATGATAACATCATGGTACAAACCATTAACGTCGCGGACTGTGCTGTATACAATAGTGTTGCTATCAGGGAATCCTAACATAACCCACTTAGAACCGTCCCAAACATATAATGTCTTAGTCACTGGATTGAACCAGAAGTCACCTGTTCTGTTGCCGTCTACTAAGGGTTCAGTATCGCGGATATATCTGTTAGCAATTTCTTTCCATGCGCCGCTGGTATCAAATACACTAAGAGCTTTAGTGCCTTTGTTAAACCATAGCTGACCCACTACTGGGTTTGCTGGTGCAGT